GTGTTTACGATCATCGGTGATTTCACCTGTACTTGCATCGTAAACTAACTTATTGCGATATCGAGACACAACACTCTGAACGTATTCTTCTGCCTTACCCTTTGGTAAGTTACCTACGTCAATGTAGAAGATACGTCTTTCAGGAGCTCGTGAAACACGATAGACAACCAAAGAATCTTCCATGAATCGCAACTGATTGATCAGTTTGATTGCTTTGTGAAGATAACCAATTGACTTAGTACGAGAAGGATCGAAAAGGCCGGAGTTGACTGCAATAATTGAGTCTTTCTCCAACTTAACTCCTCCTCCAGTCTTTATGTCGCTATTTGATAACATACCTTCAGAGTACAAATAATACTCCGCAACTATCTTATCATACTCGACTTCAGTCTTGGCGTCTTTTACTTTTTTAACTTCCTTTACCTTACTGATCTTTGTTGGATCGATGTAACGAAGTTCTACGATTCCTCGTTTTGGATTCTCTTTATCAACGATGATCTGAAAATAGACTCGGCCGTCGATATACCAGTTACGAAAGAGATCGTGACCGTTATGATTGAACCGATAAAGAGTTAATATTTTGTTAAATTCTTCAATGATCTGCTTCTTGATATTTTCTGGTTGATCCAGATCATCAAGTGCGATATTGACCGGAGCTGATTTGTCTCTTGATGCGATTGCACCATCCACAATGTCTGTGATTGCGGTATCCGCCTCGGGTTGTGTTGCAACTTCACGATACTTTAAAATAAGATCGTGATCAGAGATCGTTGCTGAATCTCCTAGATCAATATACTGACCGTAAAGACCTCCCGAAAATACTGTTGTCGTAGAAGAACCATCTTCACTCGGTTTTGGAATCGGTGAAATGATTTCTTTCTTTACTTTTGGGGTAACTTTCTTACTTATCTCGTAGCCAAATATGTCCATAAATGTATTTATTCACCCCGCAAGGATAGACTCACGGGGTGAATATGTTTGAATTAATTTTTAATTAAGTGGTTGAAGACCAAGTGCCACCCAAGGATTCCCAATACTGGAATGCAAGTTCAACTGTGAACTCTTCAATTGCATCATTCGTATCGTAACTCAAGTCAATTGCAGAAACATTTACAGGAAATGCTCCGCGAATATCATATCTTTTTGTTACGTTTTCAGACTTATCAAGTTGTTCGATAAGCATATCTGCTTGATAGTCTGTTGGGTTTACTAGTCCAAGATTAGCGTTATGTTCGTTGATTCCGTTCATCCAACGTTCAAATGAATTTCTAATACTCATTCCGGAATCATTAAGAACCGTAATTGTATAGTTTTCGAACGTGCGATCTCCGGCTATCTTCAACTGACGACCTCTAAAAGGTACGTCAATTTGTGCGATAACGCTTGCAGGTAACTGAGCACCCTTGACCAAGAACTGTGTCAATTCACTGTCTCCTCCAGCATATGCCGGAAAGTTTACAGTTGCCTTAAACAGATTGGGCCTAGCGCCTCCTCCAATAAGTTTTGATTTAAAATCGTCTACTCCTAGTGCCATGATAGTTTCCTTTCTTTAACTATTTATATTACTGTTGTCCAGAAACTTCAGAAAACTCAACACCAGTACGAGTAGCGATGAAATTAAGTGTGATGAAGTTGATTGAACGTGCGGGCTTGATAAAAATATCAGCCACGAAACGGTTTGTGTCAATCACTTCTCCGGTATTATTTGTTTCGTCACAAACAACGAGGAAGTCCGTAACACCACGACGACCCTTTACATCCCGTAGGAAAGGTTCTGTCATGTTTCGGAACATTGCTCGTGTAAACTCGTCATTCAATTCGAATAACTGAAACTTAGAAGCAGTAGAGATTGCTTTTTCTAATGCAATAAACAAACGGCGAACGTTAATACGATCAAAGGCACTTGGTTTACTCTGTGCAGTCTTATCACCGAAAAGGAGTATTCCTTGGCCGGGGAAAGATACGAGAGGATTAACACGACCCTTGTAAAGTGTATCACGCTGAGATGAGGTTGGGTTATAACCGAGTTTTACAACTCCACGAAGTTGACCACGATTAAATCCAGCAGGCGAGAACCATGTTTCCGCGACATTATCGACGTTAGCAAGAAGACCTGCAACGTGACCAGCCGAACCAATCCAACGATAAAGATCGTTGTACTTGTCGTATACATAGACACATGTGGATGTCATAACTCCGTAAGAACTAGAGGTAACTCCAGCAGACCAATCGGTTGTCTTTGTAACAGCTGTCGCAACAGTTGATTGAAGAGCAGTTCCATCCGTACCAGTGGTCGGAGGTGAAACAACCGCAACACAATCCTTACGAGCAGCCGCAACCGCGATCACTGCATTTGCAGCCGCGAATCCTACTTCTGAAGTATCTGCACCGATAGGCCCAATCAAGATATTAACATCCAAAGTTTCGGCATCACCGAAAGCAGTTGTGTATACAGCTTGAAGTTGAGCAGTAGTTGGTTCTGTTCCATCGGAACCACCAGTCAAACTATAGTTGAAACCATCTGAACTTGAGTCAGTTGTGCTGGAAATATCGGCTGTAGGCCAAATCCAAGCAGATTGAGTTTCAAGGACATCAACGTAATATTTTGATGTTCCATCGTCTCTCTTATCTCCGGCTGTTGCCGTAAGATTTTGGAAAACTTCAAGGACAGTATTTGCTGTTCCTGTGATTGTACCATCTTCGTCAATAACGACTATGTGGATTTCACCAGCTGATGGAGCTCCATCGACAGCGGCAGTTGCAACTGTGTTTGAATTACCAGAGAAGTTTCCGCTCGTGAGAACAGATACTTCCAAAGAATTACCAAGAGCGCCTGGATATTTGGCGACGAAGAAATTCTGTGGACTTGAAGTAAGGGTTTGACTTTCCCAATTATCGGAGTTCTTTACTAAGTAAGTTCCGCCATCTGTACTAGCATTATTCAGGCTAGTTGCATTGAAACGATAAACATTTAATGCGTTTGCGTATTGTAGAAATGCAGCGGCCTGAAACCACTGTTTATAGTTGTCGTTGTTCGGTTTCTGAAAATTAGAAACCAACTCGACTTCGGATCCGACACTAACAACTTCTTCAACGGGGCCCCATTGAAAATGACCTACTATACCGCCTATAGAAGTTGATACTGCTGGAATAACATTTGTCAAGTCAACTTCGTTGACATCGACGCCAGGTGATACTAAAAATCCCATGCGTTTTTCCTTTCAGTTATTTGAGTTGAATGATAAGTATTGATCATGATAAGGTGTTTTTCAATGATACTATTTATAGATAATGAAATTTACAGAGACTTCCACGCTTTCTGTGCTTCGACCATTCGATCATGTGCAGAGTTTCCATAAGAGGTTCCGTCGTCAATCACACCAAATGGGGCGATGTCATCTTCGATCTCTTGCATTTTTTGGTTGAACAAAACCTCTTTTAAATTGATGTCGCTGATATTACCGAACGCATCCGAAGAAACAAACCACGCAAAGAGAACGAGATTCATTACGAGATCGTCGTGATTTCCCTGAGCTGCCTGAAAACTTGATCCTCTGACTTCAAACGACGCGAGTTCTCGAATAGTCTCGGAGTCGTGTATCTTCAGTTTGCTCATCTCGATAAGATCTTTGAGATTGGAACATCCAATCCTCTTGACCCTTTTTGTCATAGTCACTCCGATACCTCCTCGTTTGACTGATGATTCCAAAAAGGTGTTTTCATACTCATATTCGTAGTAGACTGTATTACATACAACCTGCCCCGCATCATTGTTCTCGATCAGAACCATAGCCTGATTGTACATCTTTGCGATCTTTATGATAATGTCCGGAAAGATCAAAGGAGAGATCATATTATCTCGATAAGTCGCAACCTGTTCGAACTCTCCGTTGGTGATATCAATCACATTGAAAGTCGAATAGTCCTGTCCTCTTCCCTTTGAGACATCCACCATCATCAGATAGTGATGACCTTCTTTCACCTTACGATAAAGCTTTGTACCCTGATAGACCTGTTTGGGTCGTTCATTCTTTAAACCAAGAAGAGCATTTGCAGAGATCAAAGTGTTAGACGATCCAATCGCTTCGTTACCATACTCCTGTCTAAACTGTTCTTCGCTCGTATTGGCGATGGTTTGTCTTTTCCATTCCTCGTCACGCCCCGGCACATCCCACCAGTCTACTCGAAAGGCTTTAAACTCGTTTGTTCCTTGCATCGCACCTTCAAGTAATCGATAGAAGAGTGTACCAGTTCCATTCTGCGTTGAGGTGATAATGACTTTACTCTCCTTACCAGAAGAGATAACTGGATAGGTCGAAGTGTAAAAAGTATTTGCATTTTCGACGAACGCGAACTCGTCAAGGAAAAGAAGATTGACCGAGAGACCACGAATCGAACTACCAGATGTCGCTGAGGCGATGATACGAGAGTTATTCGAGAACTGCAAGGATCCTTTGTTTAATTCTTTACATCCTGGCTGAAGAAAGAAGGGAAGATTCTCCAGTGCCAGAGTAACACGCGATAACATTTCACGAGCAGTAGATCCCTTATTTGCCAGAATCGCAACAGTCTTTTCGGAGTTAAAGATTGCGTACCAGAGAATATAGACCACACAAGAGATCGACTTACCCGATTGACGACACGCGAGAACAAGATTGAATCGATTCTCATTGAACTGTTCAA